AAACGAGGGCAAAATGCGGCAGGTGGTAGTAGTAGCAGCACTGATGGAGCGTGATTAAATGGATAGACGCGAAACCGAGATGAAACAACTCGTTATCGAGATGGACAAAAAAATGTCCGCTCGCTCGTTCAAGTATTTCTTTGAGACAGTTCTCGGTTTCGATTACGCTAACCATCACGGTCTGTGGGACAAGGGTCTTACAGACAATCGCTACTATTGTGTAAAAGCGTCTCGTGACCATGGTAAATCTGTATTTTTTATGTCCTACGCTCTATGGATTGCTGCGTTTAACCCCGGTAAACACATCATGATTTTCAGTCACTCGTTGGAGCAGACGTTGGAACACATGAGATTTATTCGTGGTAATATAGATGCTACTCCTTGTTTACTTGATTTGAAACCCGGTGGTATTCCGTGGAGAAAGACTTACTTTGAGTTCACAAATGGTAGTCGTATTATGGCTAAATCGGTTGGTGGAGGAACTCGTGGGTTTCACCCTGATGTTGTACTTTGTGATGATATTCTATGGGGTACTACTGGGTCTGAATTACAGCGTGCTGCTGATTGGTTCTATGGTGTACTGCTTCCTGTGCTTCACCATACTGGTCGCCTAATGATGGTAGGAACTCCTTTCTCCTACAATGACCTTTATGCTCAATTAGAAAAGACTGAGACTTTCCAAGTAGAAACTTACCCTGCTATCAACAAAGAGGGTGACGCGTTATGGCCTGACCGTTGGAGTCTTGAAGCGCTTGACCAACGTCGAATGTCTATGCCAGCAATTCAGTTTACTCGTGAATATCTATGTGAGCCAATTCATGATGTAGCGAGTATGTTTCCGATGGCTTTGCTTGAAAAAGCACGTGACCATGAATTAAAATTACTAGACCATGCTGATTCAGATTATAACGAAGAAGGAGAGCGTATTGGAGTATTAGGTCATCATTTCATTGGTTGGGACACTGCAATTGCATCTGATAAAAATGCTGATTATACCGCTATGACTGTAATACGAACTTTACCTGATGAAGATTTCAAACAAATTGTTGGAATAGTTCATGAGCAAGGAATGACATCTGCTGCTCAAAAACGACAAATGATTCTTCTAAATAATAAATTTCAACCTGACCTCATTGAACTTGAAGGTAACAACTTCCAGCGTATGTTTGCTATGGAATTACAAGATATTAGACAAGATATTCCAATTCGTACTTTTATGACTACACGTACCAAGAAAGAAAGTCTGTTTATGTCCTTACTTCTTGCGTTTGAACAAGGTCAAATAAAAACACCTTATGGTGACGATAGGTCTAGGCGTTTTACTCATAAATTAGAAGAAGAACTTACTCGTTTTGGTATGCAAAAAAGCGGAAGGCTTGAATCTGTAGGTACTCACGACGACTTGGCTATGTCACTTGCGTTGGCGAACTGGGCGACTAAAGAATTCCGTGGAAGTGTTGTAATGTTAGATGATTACATGCCCGGATTTGATGATTGGTTAACAGGTAAACCACGAAAGAAAGATGGATGGATGGTCCCATGAGTCACGCTTCTATGGTAAAGGCTTGGTCTTTACTCAAAGGTAAGGAGGATGCTCCTAATTATCGTAAGGCCACTGGGCCAAAGAAGTGTGGTAATTGTAAAGCATGGGACTCGTCAAAAACTGATGACCCTATGACTGGATATTGTAAGTGGTATGATTTCATGTGTCGCGCAGACCATGTATGCGATGCGTGGGTAGCAAAATAAAAGGATGGATGGTCCCATGAAAGAAGAAAAAGTTGGAAAGAAACCCAAGGGTATGGTCGTTGTTATTTCGGTTGGTAAACCGGGTGGAAAGAAGCCTGAACGAGAGGCTGACCCTGATACAAAGAAGAAAGCATTTACAGGTAATGGTATAGGATATTTTGGAGGACTTCCTGTTTTTCCTAGTCCCCCTGCTGATGCTTATGACGCTGACGTAAACATAGATAGACAGACAAGTCGAGTTGATGCATCTCCAATGCAAGAATTTGCAAGAAATATGGAATTACACAACATAGAGCATGATTCCAAAACCCCCTATGATGATTTAGGAATGCAAATAATGAGTGATTCTTTTTTAGAGTCACCGAAACCTTTCCCGGAGGAAAGACTTCATGGATTCGCCAGTCTTGACGAACGACCACTAAATCAACCCGGCACAGGTTACAATCGAAGAATGCTAGTTGAAGGAGAAATACCTTTTGAAGACCCTTACATGGAACTTCGTCTTGACCCTGTAGAGAGAGAATTAGACCGACTTCAGGGTGTTCGTGGAGATTCTCCTAATATCAGACCGAGACTTCATCCCTTATATGGTTCAAAAATTCGTCAAAAACCAATGCCTATTCGTAGTGAAGGTATAATTCAAAGAGGTGTTCCTATGGATTTTGCTTGGAGGTTATTAAAACATGGTTGATACAATAAAAAAGAAGTTGATTGGTGTGAGAGACCCCGCTATTAAATCTGGTGAAAAGGCTACTTGGTGTACAGAAGGATGCGGGGAATATGGGTTAAAATTCAATGAATTTGGTTATGGTACTTGTCCGCATTGCGGTCGTTGGTATCAATTGGAGCAATAGTTAAGTAGAGGTCACTTGTGAGGTCATTTTATGTGGAGTTCGACTGTTATCGAAAAGTTGCCTCCGCTTGAAAAAGAGGAGAAAATAGAGATATTCAAAAAATCTTATAATTTTCCTCCTAATGGAGATGGATGGTTTGAGGCAAAAATGGGATGTACAGCCGATGCTCTTGTGAAAAGATTACGTAAAGCAAGAAGACACAATAAAGATAATGTTGGTGAAATTGACTCTTTTATAGATGATATTCGTACGATTAAATCACTTGAAACTGAAATGACAATTCAAAATCTTTCTTGGGGTAATGAATTTCAAGATTCTATTAAGGGATTAGGATTATCTGATAAAACATTAAAACATCTTAGGCAATTCGGTGAAGCGAGAGCAATATCTTTACAACAAGCATGTATGTTATGGAAAAAGGCCGACTCTACTCTTAAATTATTAGATGAATTTGAAGATGTATGGGGTGAAGAAGAAGAGCGTGCTTGGGCTTCTGCTATGAGTCATCGCTCTGATGCTAGAAAAATGTGGCGTACTGCTTTATTTCAATCTGATAAATTAACTAAAAAAGAGCAAGAATATCTTGAATTTGCTGCCTCTGAACTTTTATTAAAAGGTCCTATGAAAGCAGTAGAAATTATGGATAATCTTACTGAGGAAGGGATAATTCATAAATCATATACAAATAAAAAATTAGGTCGATTAATTTCTATGTATGGGGAAGAATATGATATAATAAAAGGTGGTGAACGTAATACCTATGTTCGTATAACATCTGACGGTCTTGTACTCAAAGATGTATGGGCATATGGCGCTGGATTTCTTGATGCAGATGGTTATATTACTATTACAGGTCGAGGAGAGCCTCGTGCTGGTATGATTGCTACAGGGGAAAGAGGGAGAATTCATTGTGAAGACCTTTACAAAACATTAGATTGCGGTGTTCTTCAACTTGATACAAAAATAGATAGAGATAGTAAACAAAAAAGTCAACATCGTTTACAATTCTATTCAAAATCTGACCTTCGTAAATTTTTAACTGGAATTTTACCTCATTTGAAAATGAAATCTATACAGGCTAAAGCGGTATTAGCGTACATTGATGAGAAGGATGCTACTCGCAAGGAAGAGTTAATGCGTTTAGTACGTTTCAAAAACTGGGAAGATAAGGCTGAAAAATCCCGTGAATTATTAGATACATGGGGAGTTGACGTTGATACAATAGGAAAATATGCTGAGGGATTATAATGGCAGATGACGAAAGAGGACCAGTTGGTAGATTTTTATCAGCGCTTGCTAGTCCATTTAGAAGACGTACTACACCTCAGCCTCAAATGCCATTGTATACTACAGGTATACAAGAGCCAGTATTAGCACAAGGTATTACTTTACCAGCACTTTATGCTGTAAGTCAAGAAAACTTAATTTTACGCACAGTACAATCTAAATTACGTCAAGAAATTTTTCGTCGTGGTTATCATTGGGAAAAGAAATTTCGTAAAAAATGTATAGAATGTGAAGAAGAGTTTCAACACGATGTTGAAAGTTGCTCAACTTGTGGTGGAGAGGTTCGTGAGCCTGATTCTGAAGAGGTTATGTATCCTAAATGGTTATTGAATAGAGAAAATTCAATGGAGCAAAGTTTTATGCATGTTTTATCTGAAATTGAAACAGATTTGAATATTGTAGATGATGCATTTCTTATTCTTGTGAAAGAATATTATGTTGACCCTGAAACAGGAGATGTTCAATTTTATAGAGTAAAAGAAATTATTAGAGGTGACCCTGTATTTATGCGAATTATTGCTGATAAACGTGGTGTTCGTGGTGGTCGTTACAAGATTTGCCGTATTCATCGTGACCAAGTGGCTTATCCCGGTCAGGAAAATGCATGTCAGGTATGTGGTTCAAAACTTGTTGATGCTCATTATGTCAATATGGCTGGTTCAGGGAAGAATCAATATTATACTAAGGGTGAGGTTATTCACATAAGCAAATATAACCCATCTAAGTTGTATGGTCGCAGTCCTGTTAACACAATGTGGCGTCAAGCGATGAGCCTCACTGCTATGGATAATTATATTTACACAGCATATCAAAAACGCAGAACTCCTAAAGGTATTATTTCTGTAACTACTGATAATCTTGAATCTATGAAATCATTTTGGAAATCTGTTGATGAAAAGATGGAAAGAGACCCTCATTATGTTCCTAAAGTTGGAATTGAGTCTTCTTCTGGTCGAGGTGGAGTAAATTGGGTGAAATTTATGGATACACTTGAAGAAATGCAATATATTGCTGTTCGTGATGAAATGAGGAATCGTATTGCTGCGTATTATGGTGTTTCTAGCATATTTATGATAGATAATGGTAAATCAGGTGGGTTAAACAACGAAGGATTACAAATTCTTGTTACAAATCGTGCTGTTGAATTTGGTCAAAAAGTATATACTGAAAATTTATTCCCTCGTATGTTACGTGAAATGAATGTAAGCGATTGGAAATTATCGCTTTATCCAAACGAAGAAGAAGATGAAATTACTCGTCTCCGTAGAGATGAAATGGAAGTCAATTTAGCCCAACGAATGCAAATGCTTGGTTTCCAACCTGAATTACTTGAAGGTGGAGAGCGGGATATTAGATTTGTATATCAAAAACAAGAACAACAAGCAGAACAACAAGGTATGCCTCCCGGTGGCGGTATGGGCGGAATGCCCCCACCTATGCCTCCGAGTGGTATGCCTCCGGGCGCGGCTATGGGTGGAATGCCCCCACCTATGCCTCCGGGCGCGGCTATGGGTGGCGGTATGCCTCCTATTATGCCTCCTTCACAACCGGGAGGTGAGGGGAGAGGAATACGCACTCCTAGAAGCCCAGCAAGACCTCAACAACGCTCTTCACCGGGCGCTGGCTCTCCTATTACAAGTGTTCAACAAAGAGGTCCAAAACCTTCTCCTCAACAAAGAAACGCTGATGCATTGATGAACTCAAGAAGACTTCGCGGAGCATAATGTCTTTAATGGTAAGTATATTCGGAAAGATAGAGGCGCTCCCATGGACTTACTCAAAATGCACCCGATGGCCCGTAAAATGATTGTACATAGTGAGGGTTTTACTAAGGCTCTTGAGAATGGAGATGCAAACGCTGCTAAGGACCATATTAATGAAGTTTTGAAATTCGCTGGCTTCCTTTCTGATGATATTTACAGTGCTATATCCAAAGCAGAAGAAATTGGTTTTACTCTTGAGCCTGTTATGGTTCGTAAAATGAATGAAACTGGTCAAAAGTTCGACACTGCATCTCGTGACCGTGTTTTACCCGGTACTGTTATTCCAGCGCGTACCCATTCAGGTATGCGTCCACATCATGGAACTTTTGGAAGGTATACACCTCAGTGAGTTGATAATATGAGTGAAGAAGAAGTATCTACAACAGAGCGTCTAATGACGACGCTTATTTCTAAAATGGAAAGTATGGATAGTGACCTTCAATCACTTAAACATGAAAATGCAATTTTAAGAAAAGCCATTAATAATCCAACCAATCTTCTAAAAAAGGCTGGTTTTATAGCCACAATGACTCCATTTAGTGAAGACGTAGAAGTCGATGCATTTCGTGCAGACGATGGAACGCTTCTCAAAGCAAATGATACTTTTAGTAATGAAGAAATTCATTTGATGAGTTGGGAAGAAATTCATGAAATGGCAGAACAAGCAAGAGATACTGAGGTGTAAATATGAGACCGATTCCTTCCATAGCAAGTAATGAAGCATTAACACAATTTGAACGCGCACAACGTCTTCTTAAGAGAGTTAAAGTGTTAGAAAAATCTGAGGCTGGAACTCAACCGGGCTATAATGTTACATTTAGTACTGAGCCTCAAAATATTATGTTTGCTGCTGAAAGTGGCGGTCAAACACGTAACGCGTATTATAGTACTAATCAGCATCTTTTAGATTCTGATAATGTTACTAACAAAGGCGCAACATCTGAAGCATTCAATTTAGAATCTCTTGGTGGTAAATTAAATCCACATGAAAGCGGTGGGTCTGATAGACAAGTTATTGATGGAATTCTAAGTAAAGCCCGTGAATCTATATTAATTCAAAAAGCCTATTGTAATGTGTGTGGTGGTAATCAATATACAGGACATAGATTTGATGGTTGTCCGGGTGAATTTGAAGAAGATGAAGATGACCCTGAAATGATACCTGAAGACCGTCCTCACGACCCTTCTGACCCCGGTCGAACTATATACTGAGGGTGACGAAGTGTGCGCGAAGATGCTGTTGATTTTTACCTTCGCTCGCGAAGCGATTTGTTAAAATCAATTATTGATGGGATAGATTACGAATTTAACCTTGGTAATTATTTAGCCTCACAAATAAATCTTCAACGACATAATCTTATTATTGAAAAATCAATAGAAGATTATCTTTGCGAATCTGTTGTTCGTAAAGAGTTAACTGAAGAAGAACTTGAGAGGCTTAATGAACTTCGTGAAATTTACGCTAAAACTCGTGACCTTAATGTTATGGTTGAGGCACAACAAATTCATGATGCTGCTCGTGAAAGAGAGGTAACCCCTAAAAATAAAGATGACTATAAAATGGATAGAATACGATTTCGCCATGGCGCTGAAATGATAGTACCTAAACATGAATGGCATGATAGAATAGCAGAGCACTCTTTAGAAGATATACACTCCCTTTGGCCTAAAGAAAAAGTAGATATGAATGAAATGGGGCAAGTAGCCTATCCTTTTAATCACAGACCATATGCTAATATTCATCCTTTTGATGAAAAAAGTCACCCACTTCGTAAAATTAATACAGTTACTGGTAGACCTGAATGGATTGAATTATTACGTAGTTTTTACTTACCTGAAACGCCCGATGGTATATCTGAATCTGAAAATTATAAACAATACGAAGCAGATGAAGAAAAATATCATCAAAAACAAAAGCATGCATTATATCATGGTGTACTTAAGGAAGATGAAAATGGAATAGAAAGAAAACACTACCCATATATTGGCCCTCTTAATAATGGAAATGGTGAATTAGGTCATTTACACGATATTTATAATCATCATTATGAAAATTGGAAAGATGATAATCTCGATTTAGTGCATGATACTATGAAGCAATACCCAGATTCTAAAATACATGATTTTATTCTTAGACAAAAACATTTTGAAGATGCAGCAGATGAATGGTTAGATGAAGAAAATTATGTGCATTATGACCCAGCAGATTATCTGAAAAATAGAGGAGTTTATTCGTTAACAGAAGAAGAAATGAAAGGATATGGCGTTAGAAAAAGTATGAGTGATAAAAGTTATCATATGGGTCTTGAATGGTTAACACCAAAGCAACGTCATCGTGTTATGAAGCACCTTCATGAAAAAGGAAGTGATGCTCACGACGCACAAATTATTGATGTAGGTGATGGATTAAAAATTTCAATGGGACGTATTAAAAGAAATCTTCGTCAACGCGTAAGTCCTGAATTTAAGCATTATACTCGTGGAGTCCAATTTCCCGGACCAAATCTACACGCTCATATAGAAAGCCCAAATGACCATCCTGAAGGATTAGACGCTCTTGCCAAAAAAGTATACGGTCATGCTCTTGAAGAAACTAAGATGGATGATGGAAAAATCGTTCATGAAGTTGTTTTAAATGAAATAAATAATTTATTATTTGGACCTGATGCGGATGAAGAAGGAATATTAAGTCATATTCCTAATATGAAAAATATATCTAAATATAAAAAAATAGCAGCGCGAAAATTAAAAAATGAAGAATATAGTAATGAAAAAGATGCTTTACTTGCTACTTTATTAGATGCTGATATGCTTGAAGAGCCTGTACATCAAAATGCCGATAATTTTTACACTATGTTAGGATATAATCCTAAAACTAAAGAGGCTTATAGAAGTGGTGAACACCCTATTTATCCTAATTTTGAACAACCTTTTATTTCATTAGAAACAATTGAAAAAGTTGCAGAAACAGCAAAGAATATGACTAAATTGGCTTTTGAAGGAAAACAAATCCGTAATGGAGAAGGATTTCATCATATAGGGCATAATGGTGTGGATATAAATGATATTGACCCTGACTTTGCAGACGCTTGGCCTATTGGTGAAGATGGTCACCCTATCGGACTTGCAGCCCATTGGGAGCGCCCTTTTCAAGAACAAGGGGGTCGAGGGAAGCACGCTTTATCATTATTACAAATGATGCATGAAAGTTATCCTAAAGATGATAATGGATTTTCGATAGTTGGTAGAGTAAATCATCATGGTATGTTTGAATATAATCCAAAGACTTTAGGATTATATGGACCGTATATACCACATCTTTCCGATAAAGAGGACTTTGTACATCATAGACCTGAAGGGATTTTGAGTTTATGGCCTTCATCAAGCCCTTATCAGATGAAATCAAAAGCACCAAGTAGTATGAAAAATAATGCTAATATTACTGCTACATCTTTATCTCCAGAATATTCTAACAAAGTGAGATACTTATTGGGTGATGAATTAAAAACAACTTTTGCTCAAGAAACAGGGTCTGCATTATCACATACTTTATTTCATAAAAGTAGACTTTTTAATGACGCATTTGCCTCAATAGGAGGAATGGGAAATAGACCAACCCATAGTATTAGTAATTCACGAAATAATCATTCTCATTTAACTAGACTCGGCTCTTTAGCAAAACCACATGAGCCAATGAAAGCGCAAATTCTTACAATTAAGGATATTGAAAGCGGTAGATTTCCAATAAGTCATTCACAGGATAATAAAAAGGCATTTTATGAACATCAAGAACATAAAGGATTAACGCAAACTGAAGAAGGTAAGTTTGTAGGTGATGATGATGAGTTAGATGCTAAGCAAAATGAATATGATAAACTCCAAATATCATTTGACAAATTAAGAGGCGATGAAGAAATAAAACAAGCAAGTGAAAAACTTAGGGCTTTAGAAGAAGAAATAAGAATATTAGAAAATAAAGGAACTAAAGCAACAAGAGTCGAAGGGCGTGGAAAATCAAGAAAAGGGAGGAAAACGGCTAGAGGATTCCATAATGCTAGAAAAAAACATGAAGATAAAGATTTTTATGATTATGATGCTATTGTTCAAATGGCTAAAAAATTAAAACCTCTTTTCCTTAAAGAGGACCCAAATGCATTTTCTGCTGATGACCCTGAAAAATATCATGCTAATACCGCTCGTCTTCTTTATGATGCTAATCGCGCTTTAATGATACTGCCTCATGAATATCATGGTCTTACAACTTGGGGTTACGATATAGATGATGTTAAAGGAAAAACTGCTAGTCAAATAATGGACGTTATTCCACATAGGGAAGTTGCTCAAGGAATTTATACTGCTCAAAAAGAAATCCATCCTAACCATTCAGTTCAAACAATTCTTAAAACTCTCGGTTATCCTGATGATGATGCTCATCGTCAATTGGCTCAACGGATTAAAGAACAAATAGATGGCCCTGTATATGCTCTTTCTCACGGCGACACTCTTCGTAATATAGGGGAAAAATTAGTTAATAGACGTGGAGAAAATATGAAACTTCATGGAGACAAGGACGAAAATGGAAATTATATCATAGATGACCATCACGCTGCTATGGAAGAATGGAGATATTCTCATCCATATTATTCAGCAAAAGGTAGAGAGAAAAATAAATTAAAAAATAGATTCAAAGATGCATGGTCTACTGAATATGGAACTAAATTAGGACATATACCCGGACGTTTATTTCATCCAAGAGAAGAGCAACATGTAAATGAATATGGGTTAAGTTATATCCCATTAACACCACGCCATATGAAAAGAGGAGGAAATATATTTGGTAGTACAGATGGTGTAATCGAGGGAAGGCATAACAAAATGAAAAGTGCAATCCATGATGTTATCTTGATGAATCCTGCTACACCCGGTCTTATTGATGCTATGAATAATCCTCAAGTTTCCGAGGCTCCTACTTTACAACAAGCGAAGTGGGGTTCTGGTAGACAAATTCATCCTGCTTGGTCTACTCAAGGTCATAAAATTCAAAATTTATATATTTCTAACATGGATAATGGTTGGATATATCAACCTACTCTTGGTCTTGAGTTTGGTGGAGGTAAACCGATAATAGGTACAAATACTACAGAACAATATCTTCCTTCAGTACCTAGTCTATTTCATACTGCTATACATGGTGAAGATACATGGAAACAAGTGCAATCTACAAATTGGGTTCATCCCCAAATAGCCCCAAATTCTGTTGCAGTTAATGCTATATCGGGTATGTCTGGTGCAGATGACCCAAATCATATTGCTAAAAATGAAGAAGAAATGCTTACAATATTAATGAATCCTGATGTATTATTAAAATCTAAAGAAGGGAAACCGCCTCCTATTTTACCAATGCATAGAATCTTTTCTCTCAAAGATTTTAATTCATTAAGAGGATTTAGCGGAGATTGGGCTGTATCTTCATTTCCAAGTGGAGAGAGAATGATTATTCAAAGAAAAAGCAATCGCGTATCTGCATATGATGAAAATGGAGAAACTATTACTCTTAATGATGAAGAACGCAAGCATTTGCGTTCAATAGGTGACAAAAATTACATAATTGATGCCTTAAGGGTGGGTGTAGAGATACAAATTGTAGATATTTTGCAATATGATGAAACAAAGGTTTCTGATATGGATGTACGTGAAAGAATCAAAGTACTGCGAGGACAATTTGATAGTTATGAGAATGTAATTGTACCCGGTCCTCATAATTTCCGAATAACAGATACTGAAGGATTAGAAGATGTCGTAAAAGATTTGACTGATAATAATAAACAGATATTACTACGCGATGCAAACTCTACTTATATGAGTGGAGAGAGGCGTCATCCGAAATGGTTCGTTCTTCGTCCTGATAAGAATATTCCACTTATCGTCCTTGATGTACGTGGAAAAGGACCTTACACTTATCGTCTTGGCGCTGGTCCTCTTGATGCAGAAGGTTTTGGTAATCGTGGTGTTGAATATGAAGGTGAATCTTACCTTGATGTCGGAACAGTGCGAAGTCCAAAAGCGTTTGAAGAAGGTGAAATTATTAGTGTTGGTATTTCCGGTGTTCGCTCTCATAAACGCAACGGAGTTACAATTTATACAATAACACCTACTAAAATTCGTGGTGAAAGTGAAGAAGGGGCCTCTAGTCTTGAAACACTTTCTCTTCTTACTAAGTCTCATCCAATTATTCCTGTTGAATATTCGATAGAAATTGAAGATGAGCGTCTTATTCTTTCTTTCCCTGAATTAGATAATGTAATTTACAAAATGGAAGAGCATCGTGCAGGTCGTTGGGTACATAGCCCACAATCTTCACTTGGTTCACTTATGAAAAGTGATTATCCTGTTATTCTCGCTGAAAGCCTTCGTCCGTTATGGTCCGAAGCAGTTGCTTTGATGATAAAAGGTAAAGTCCGTAGCATGAGTGACCCAAAAAACCGTGAGCGGGTAGAAGAAGAGTCAGGTGGTATTATTGATGCTGATGATGAAGAAAATATCATCAAACCTGAAGAAATAGAAGTTATGACTAAGACGCTTATACGTATTGCTGACCTTGTAGACCGCGTTGAAAAAGAAAAAATGAGTGGTGGCCCTGCCGCACGTGCATATGGTATAGATATGGGAAGTGCTATACAATCCCCACGTGGTCCAACACGTCTTACATCTGAACAATCTATGCCTGATTGGGATATGTTAGAACGTCCAACAGAAGACCCTGAAGAAGAATATCCACATGCTAAGAAAAAACGTCGTATCTTAGAGGAGCATGATGAAATTGAGGTTGGAGACTCAGGACCTTGATACCGGTTCATTTATGTATAAAAACAGTGAGTTGGAAAATTAGTGTGCTTCGACAACCAATACAACATGGGCTTGAATTACTCAAGGGTAGTTCTGACCTCATTGTCGCTGGTTATGCCTCAGTTGAATTGGTCGATAAGCAAGGAGATTTGATAACGCGTTCTGCTTTGAAAGATGCTTTCAAGAAATTTATGTCAGACGCAAAATATCGAAACGTACAATTAGCGCATTCAAATATACAAGTAGGAGAAGTAATTCCAAATTATACAGATAGTCAAGGGAGGTTATGGAAGAGCGAAGTTGATGACGCCGGAATGTTCGTCGTAGTCCAACTGAGAAATGATATTGAGAAAGCACGAGAAGTTGCTGCCGAAATCAGAAAAGGAAATCTCACAGGATTCAGTATCGGAGGACAAGCATTCAAACGCGTTAACAAGAGCGACAATACACATGGGTCGTATCAAGAAATCAGCAAACTCGAATTACACGAAATCACAATCTGTGAAAAAGGAATAAACCCAGAAGCAACATTCAACATATTAAAGGAAGATAAAAATAGTGAAAAAAAACAACAGGTGAAAAAAATGACCGACGATGTAATGGAACAAATGAATAGCGTTCTTGAACGCTTAGAAGGACGACTTGATTCTATGGAGAAGGGTGAGTTGCCACCGGCACTTGCTGCTGCTCAAAAAGAATCTAAAGAAGAGAAGAAAGAGCCTAAAGAAGAAGAGGGCGAAGAGAAGGAAGAGAAGAAAGATGAAGACATGGAGAAATCTGAGTTTTCTGATGTCATCACTGCTGAATACCTCGACTGGATGGAGAATACTCTAAAGTCTGCTGGTGTAGATACTGCTGGTGCTCGCGCTCATTTCGATGGTATTGCTAAGGCTAACCTTGGCTCTACTCCTGAATCCATTGGAGACGGTGCAGATTACTTTGCTGGACAAGTAAAGGGTCGAGCACAAGAAGGTGGTTCCCCATCTACTAACGCTATTGCACGAGCAGGATTGTCTCGTGGTGGTAAAGTTTCCAAAGGAGATTTCATTACTTCTGTTGACGCAGTTAGTGCTGAACAAGCATATGAAGTCTTTAAGGCTGCAAAGCGTGAAGAAGAACTACGTGCTTCATTAGAAAAGTCTTTTGAATCTCGTTATGGTACAGAGCGTGCTGCTGAGATTTCTAAGGCTCAGGCAGATGCATTTGATGCTCGTGCTCCAGTAAATGAAATCATGAAGGCTCTTGAAGCGCTAAATGAAAGAATTGATAACATTGGCTCATCAGTAGAATCTTCTACTATTGCTAAATCCGCTTCCCCTGCTGTAGAAGTTCCTTCTACTGCTGACCTCGCTAATATGAGTTGGGAAGAAGTTCACCGACTCGCTGGAGGATTGTTCACTGAGTGAACAGGAAAATTTGAAAAAATAAGGAGATGATTAAGATGGCAAGAAATTACGTACGAACAGTTACAGACATGGAGCGCTACTACTATGGCGCTGGAAATGCAATGGGTTACTCCTACACCGGTAGTGAGTTGCTAAAGGCTGATGCCCCAATGCTTTCTTCAACTGCTGGAACCTACCAAGCAATTTATGGACGAAAGGTTTGGTCTCAGTTGAACCAAGAATTCAATGCATTCAGTATTCTACCAAAGAAACCTTGGGACAGAAGCGGATGGCGTGTAATCACTGCAAAGCCTAATGCTGGTGTTGTCCACGGTGGTATTGCAGAAAATGGTGTTCTTCCTGACACTGTAAAACCTACCTTCCAACACGTTGCTGCAAAGCCTAAGACTATTGCTCATTCATTCGATGTGAGCGAAGTCGCTGTGTTCCTTGCAGACAAAGACGATGGATTAGGAGACATGCGTGCTGTACTCAAAGAAGAAATGGGTAAACACCATGCTGAAATGGTCAACAAGATGCTTCTAACAGACTCTGAGACTACAGCAGGTAATAACTTCGAGTCCCTTGACAGAATCACTGGAAACGACGGTGGTTCCTCTGGTGGACTAACATCCATGGAAACTGGTGCAAGCAGTGGAACTGACCACTGTGGTGCTAACGACTTAGATATTTACAGTATTGACCGAAGTGCAAACTCATGGTCTAACGCTGTCGTCAACTGTGGTGCTGACCGCGCTTCTGGTAGCCGACGAACCTTTTCCCTCGACCAATTGGACGATGTGTTCCAGAGAATGTGGGAACTTGGTGGAAATCCAAAAGTTATGCTAACTGGTTATGATACTCTAATGCGTCTACAACAGTTGCTACAAGCACAACAAAGATTCATGGAAGAAAAGAGAGTTACTCCAACCTACAACGGTGTAAAGGGTGTACCCGGTATCGAAGCAGGTTTCATTGTTGCAACATACAATGGAGTACCAATCATTCCATCCAAGGACGTTGAGAAGGACGGTATTAGCCGAGTTTACTTCCTCGACACAGACTACCTATATTTCTCCACGGCAATCCCGACTCAATACTTCGAGTCCGGTATCGAGACTGGCGACCCGTTCGCTATCAACCGTCTCGGTCAGGAAGGGCTATACCGAACCATGGGTGAAGTATGGACTACCTTCTTCCGCGCACAAGGGAGCATTAGGGACTTGTCCTGATGGAGATAAAAGGAAAAATAAGGAGATGATGAAAAATGGCAACAGTAACCTCACACACAAACTTAACAGTAACGACAACCTACTTGGACATACCAATTGGCGGAAACAGTGCAGCAGCACAATCCCAAGCGCCTGATGCTGATGGCACAATGGGTGATAACACTGCATGGCTTAGCGGCGGCGGCGCTGTTTACAGCGCAGGAACTGCTGGTTATCCGGGCTCTTTGACCCCATTCGCAGCAAATAACTCTCAGGGAACAAACGTACCAGTAGCAGGACTACGATTAATCTCAGTTATGGTAACTGGAGACACAGGTACAACTCAGAAATTCGCAGTAAATGCTTATGATACAAGTCTGAGTCGAATCTATGCTCTAATCAATTTGACTAACAATACTGATACTGATGAATCATTAGCAGCAGCGGCAACTGTTGTAGCCCACGAAACTGGTGAATTAACCTTCACTGTCGGTGGTGCTACAGATACGACTTTGATTACATTAATCGCTGGTTAAGGTGTTTCACAATGCCTACTGTGACTTACATAGGTCGCTCTCATATTAGACGGAATTGTGATTCTAAATTCCCTGATTGGGAACAGAATAAACCAGTTGAAGTAACAGCGGCTTGGTTGGATTTTTACCATCCTCGTCTTGACGAAATTAATTTTCGTATAGAAGGCTGGGAAGTTAGTGAAGATATTGGTAACGATGGAATTCCTGACGAAGCATGGTCGCGTAAAGATATTTCAGCATGGTTGGCTAACTATAATATTAAGCCAAAAGGCTATGCAACCAAGTCCACACTACTAGAACTCGTCGCAACAGTTATGAGTCCCGACGGAGTGGCTGAGACAGAAGAACTTGTGGCCGAGTCCGCAGAAGAAGAAGAATAGGTGATTAAATGGCAGTAACAATAGACTCAAGACCGACATATTTTGGCGACCGAATGGTAGTAACTGGTTCGTACGCAGCGACTGATACAAGTATTGACTTAAGCGGTCTTTTAATTTCAATTGACGGAGTTATACTAAATTCAGCACTCGCTCAAGTAAAGCATCAAGACGTGGATATAGCAAATGGCACATCATATGCTGCTGTATCTCAAGGTCATCATGACAATTTTACTTTTAGTGGCGCTACAATCACTGTATTCCCACCTTTAGCGGGTATGGATACTGCTGGTGGAACTTTCGTTGTAATCGGACGCCGCTCTTGAGGGCGGTGATTAGATGGCAAAGACTGTTACAATTCTTGGTCCTTATGCACCAAAAGATTTTAACACAAGTTCTGGTAAAACCACAATTCAAAATGCAATAAGTACTGCTATTGATAGTAATACTTGTGTGTCTTGTGACCCGCATACTATTCTTGGTAATATCTATATTATTGTGACTACAAGTTGAGAGTGAGTGATATGTATGGGTTTGGAACTTCAGACAATTGAATTGGCTGATATAGAGCGTATGCAAAAACAAGCAATTCGTTCTGACGTTAATCTTGACCTTGGGGCTTTAGTTGATGATAGCCGACCTCTTGAAGGTATAGTTAGTGAACAACGCAATCGAAATAGTGAGGCTGCTGATATTCTAAATATTGGCTCAGGTACTCGCTGTAAACACTGTGGTATGCTGCATTTCTTATGGCGAGAGACATGTGGTGCGTGTAAGAAGCCCATGGAATATAATCTCGGTCATCGAGATGAGGGGGCAAGAGAATGAGGGCTTTTGATTTGGCGTGGTCTATCTTGAAACAATACACTCCACCTTCTGGAGCAGAGCGTATGCCACATCCGCACCCTTACGGTGGCGACATATCAGAACGCCCAGACCCCCTTTTGAGAGACCCTGAAGGGTTAAGGAGAGAAGAAGCCATGCTTGATTTGCTTGACCGTTTAGTCGATGAAGCCCACATTCAGACACATGGGCCGCTTCCGCCCCAAACAAGGATACCCTTCAGGGTTCTTGACAGAAGACCAGATGCCCTCCCCGGTGCTTACATGAGACCAAAACACGCTGGACATTTTATGAGCGAAGTGCACCAGCCTCCAACTTATCGTGCGCCCGTTTCTACTCCTTA